TAAAAGCCAACGACATACAGTCACAATGGAAGTGGAACATACCTACGCTTAGGCGTAAGACAGAGGGCATCAGCGCAGGACACTTGGTTGTTGTAGGTGCTAGACCTAACACAGGTAAGACTAGCTTCCACGCTAGTACAATAGCTGCACCTGATGGCTTTGCTTCACAGGGTGCTAAGTGTATGGTGCTGTGCAATGAAGAAAGTTATGAACGTGTAGGTGCAAGATACCTTAGTGCCGCTACAAGTATGAGCATGGATGAAGTCAAGACTAACATGGCTGTGGCTGCATTACGTTATGATCCAATAGAGAAGAACGTATTCATCAAGGATAGTACAGGTAAAGACATGGCATGGGTTGAGGCTATCATCAAAGCATATGAGCCTGACATTGTAGTTCTTGATATGGGTGACAAGTTTGCATCGAAGACAAGTGACAAGTCAGACATCTATCTTAAGGAAGCAGCCATACATGCACGTAACATATCTAAGGAACATAAGTGTGCAATCATATGGATGTCACAGTTGAGTGCAGCAGCAGAAGGTTTGGTACATCCTGATCAGTCAATGCTTGAAGGTAGCCGTACTGGTAAAGCAGCAGAAGCTGACTTGATGATTCTTATTTCAAAGAACAAGGTGGTTGAAGGACAAGATGAAGAGGAGAGCAGCCAAAGACACTTGTGTATAGCTAAGAACAAACTTAAGGGTGGATGGCATGGAACTATTCACTGTGAGTTAGATGGAGATAGGAGTCAGTACTTAGCATGAGACTTATACTTGATGTAGAAAATACTATAACTAAGCGAGAGAAGAAGAACATCCTTGATCCGTTTGAACCTGGACTTGAACTTGTACAAGTAGGTATGCAGAATGTAGACAACCCTGATGAGACTTACCTGTTCACGCTAAATCATAAGGAAGATCAAGACGTTGGTGGCTCAAGGGCTATGAACATTCAGCTTATACTGGATAACACAACGCTCTTGATCATGCACAATGCACAGCATGACTTGATGTGGCTGTGGGAATCAGGCTTCAAGTATGACGGTGACATCTATGACACGATGTTAGCTGAGTATTTGTTACAGCGTGGGCAGAAAGAACCTATAAGTTTGGAAGCTTGTGCTGAACGTAGGAATCTAAACTATCAGAAGCAAGACACTCTCAAGGAGTATTACAAGAAAGGATACAACACCAATGAGATACCTTTACAAGAGCTTCTTTTTTATCTTAGGAGTGACCTCGACATTACTCGTGAGTTGTACTTTGCCTTGGAACAAGACTACGCCAAGCCAGAGGCAGAGTCCTTACATAAAGTCAGAAGTATTACCTTCCGCACCTGTAAAGCCCTTACCAGAATGTATATGTCAGGAATCCGTGTGGACAGAAGTGCCCTTCAGCAAGTCCGACTAGAGTTTGAAAAAGAGAAAGCTGAGATAGAAGACAGGCTACAACGTAAGACTCGTAAGCTTATGGGTGACACACCTATCAATCTCAATAGCCCTGAGCAAGTATCTCAAGTTATCTTTAGCAGACGTGTACACAACAAAAAAGAATGGGCTGACTTGTTTGACTACACTGAGACACAACAAGAGTTTAGAGAAGCTATAGAAGCAAACAGTACTATAGTTAGAAAAACTAAAGCTAGTACTTGCCCTGATTGTAATGGGCGTGGCTTAGTACACAAGCTGCGTAAGGATGGTACACTTTACAAGCTACCAACTAAATGTAAGCCATGTGACAGTAGAGGTTATCTACTAACTAAAACTAAAGAGGTGGCAGGTTTATGTTTCTCTGCACCAAGTAAGAAATGGATAAGTGCAAATGGTTTTAGTACTAGTAAGGGCAACCTTGAAAGTCTTATGGCTACCGCTACAAGCAACGGCATGGAGTCTGCTCTTGATTTCCTTACTGACCTTAAGCGTCTGTCTGCTATTAGCAGTTACCTTAGCAGCTTCGTGGATGGTATCGACATATATACCAAACCAGACGGATTCTTACACGTTAACCTTACCCAAAGTGTTACCAGTACAGGTAGATTTTCTGGACGCAATCCCAACATGCAAAACATGCCAAGAGGAGGAACATTCCCAGTGAAGCGTGTGTTCATATCACGATGGGAGGGTGGACAGATAATGGAATGTGACTTTGCTCAATTGGAGTTCAGAGTTGCTGCATTCCTCTCACAGGACAGCACAGCTATGCAGGAGATAGATACAGGGTTTGATGTGCACTCCTACACTGCAAAGGTTATCAGTGATGCAGGACAGCCTACACAGCGCCAGGCAGCAAAGGAACATACCTTCGCCCCACTCTTCGGAGCTACAGGGTATGGTAGATCAAAGGCTGTAGCTGCATACTACAAGCACTTCAATGAGAAGTACAAAGGTGTAGCTAAGTGGCACAAGAAGTTAGGTGATGAAGCCATGAGGTTTCTTAAGATAACTAACGTGAGTGGTAGACAGTATGCGTTTCCTGATGTGACTCGTAGGAGTAATGGTAACGTATCACACTTCACTATGATAAAGAACTACCCTGTCCAAGGATTTGCTACAGGTGACATCGTGCCTGTTGTACTACTAGAGTTTGAGCGATTGCTTAAGCCTTTACATTCATGCCTAGTCAATACGGTGCACGATTCAATGGTGATAGATGTACACCCTGATGAAGTAAAAAAAGTTTTGACTATAGTGGATACTATTAACTCTAATCTAAACTGTGTTATAAAAGACGCATACGATGTAGAAATGAATGTGCCTTTATTATTAGAAGCTAAAATAGGAAAGAATTGGCTTGACACAGTTGATGTTTAGGGTATAACTAACCATCTTTAACTTTAAAAGGAAGTAAGTAAAACATGAATACAGAACTAGCTATACAAAACGATTTAGGTATGTCTCTTGCAGAGGCAGTAGGTGTAACTCCTCAAAGCGGTGGCGAAAGAAAGACGGCTGCTTTACCTAGAGTAAACCTCATGCACACTGGTATCATGGGTGAGATTGATGTTAACGGAAAGTCTATCAAGACTGAAGTTGTACCGTCAGGATCATACAAGATTACAAGAGGCGAGGATGATGTTGTCTACGCAACTAGTCCTACTGTACGTATCTTTGCAATCAGACAGCAGTGGTCTAAGTGGGATGCCAAAGAAGAGATGATGATGAAGACAGTCATGTCTAGTGATCTAAAGGGTGACCTTAAAGATAACGTTGGTACATTTAATCTAGGTAGACCATCAGGCTACATTGAAGATTGGGATAGTGTACCTGAAAAGACTAAGGATCTGATTCGTAGTATCAAGCGTAAGAAGATTCTCTTTGGTGAGTTATCTGCAACAGGTGTCACTGATGAAGCAGGTAATGTAGTGGATGCAATCACTAATATACCTTTCTCTTTTGAAGTACCACCTTCAAGCATTAAGTCTTTGGACTCTGCAGTAAATGCATTAGGGCGTAAGAACATACTACCTATACAGTGTACACTTAAGCTTGGTGCTAATTTAGTTAACTCAAATACAGGTAATAGCTTTGCCGTTATGACTTTAGATACAGGTGATAAGGTAGAGTTAAAACCCGATGATCAGGAAACCTTGCACAACTTCTTAGCTTACATAACTACTCAAAACGAATACATCTTAAATGAGTGGGCTGAGAAGAACAAGGACACTATCTCTGATGATGATGCTGCAATAGTGGCAGAGTTTGTTAACGTAGAAGAGGCAGACTAATGAATCACCCTGCTGAACTAGCTGTCTTTGAATACCTTGGCAAAGCTGTTAATGGTGAGACAAGTATGGCTGAAGACATTCGTAAGCAAGTTGCTTCTGATGTTGAGGCTGCATTAGAGAAGCAGTTCAGCAGTGGGCCTCGTGACAAGTTTAGACTAAGGATGTCCAACATTGGGCGTCCTACTTGTCAGCTATGGTTTGAGAAGAATGACCCTGAAGACAAGACACCACTACCACCACACTTCTTGATTAACATGATCATAGGAGACATTGTGGAGGCTGTGTTCAAAGGGCTTCTTCGTGCTGCTGAAGTAGACTTCAAGGACAATGATAACGTAACTTTAAAACTAGGAGATGGTACTGAAATAAAAGGTGAGTACGACATGGTACTTGATGGTAGGGTAGATGACGTTAAGTCAGCTTCACCTTGGTCATACAAGAACAAGTTTGTAAACCTCGAAAGTCTAGCTAAGAGTGATAGCTTCGGTTATATATCTCAGCTTGTTGGATACGCTAAGGCTGCTGAGTTAGACGTTGGTGGTTGGTGGGTAGTCAACAAAGCTAACGGTGAGTTCAAATATGTGGATGCAAGTTCCGTAGATGAGCCTACAGTTATGCAAGAGATTGAAGAGACAGTAGAGTACATCAATGAGGATAAACCTTTTGAGCGTTGCTTTGAGGCGATACCTGAGACACACTTCCGTAAGCTTACTGGTAATCTAAAGCTTGGATCTGAGTGTGGATTCTGTTCATTCAAACATAAGTGTTGGCCTAATCTACAAACTCGTACTGCTGTAATGTCTAAAGCAAAGACACCACCAATGGTAGACTACGTACTGTTGAGTCCTGAGTATGCGGAAGCACATTAAAGGTAGGTATCGCAGCGGCTTAGAGAAAGAGGTTGCTGCGTACTTACGTAAGACACAAAAGAAAGTCAGGTATGAGGTACTGAAAGTAGAGTGGGAAGATCTACGCTACCGCACCTACACACCAGACTTCGTGTTAGACAACGGTATTATCATTGAG